GTTCATCGACGCCCATGCGCTTCTGCGCTTTGCCGATCACCAAGCCCTGCTCGCTGGCGAGCGCGAGCAGTTCGCTGTGCGAGAGCCCCGACAAGTCGATAGGCGACTTCGTATCGACATTCACTTCGACCTCGACCGCCTCGGGCTCGGGTGCCATGGCGGCACGCAGGCCCGCCACCGGATCGACAACCACAACCACCGGTGCGACGGCAACTTCGTGCCAACCGGGCGTCACGATCAGCTTTTCGCCGAGCGCGCGCGGTACGACGAACACGCCCTGCGCGTCGCCGACCGACAATCCCTCGGGAGTAGAAAGCGATGCGCCTGCGAGCGCGCGATTTTGGATATTCATGGTGTCCACGGAACCTCCTAGAAACAACAGTGGGGCGATGAGCTATGCGCCCACCGCCCCACTGTACTGCAATCGCTCGCGCGACTACAGGCTACCGGCGAGACGCCCGATGTTCTTGATCACGACGTTCTTGGCGGGGGTATACATCTTGATACCGCCGTACAACACCTGCGCCCAGCGGATCGACGTATCAACCGCCGCGAGCGGGATGCGCGTCATGGGAAGAAGCTGCGCCCACGAGAAGCTGCGCTGATTCTGCATGAGCACGAAGCCCTGGCTGGTACCGGGGATGTCGCTGTTCAGGTCGGTGATGACCTGCGTGGCCGCCGTGCGGGGCACGCGCACCATGAGACGCGCCGTACCAATCGCCAGACCGGGGCGAGGGGTGCGGTAAATCTCGTAGAACGTCGTGCCCTGCCCACCGTCCTGCACGGTGAACGTCACGCCGTCACCGGCTGCGACAGTCACAGCGGCCGAAGCCACCGGCTGCGACAGACCGAAGCGGTTGCCCGCAACGACTTGATAGAAGAAGCTGCCTGCGTCGGCCGCGGCAAAGAGCGAAGCAGGATTCGCCGCGGCAACCGGTGCGACCGTGATCGCAGGGTTGAGCGGGCGCTTGTCGGGCTTGCCCAGACCAGTCGCGAGCGCGTCGGCACCCTCTTGGATGAAGACGTGATCGTGGAGGTTGATGCGCCCGTGTTGGCCCTGGAAAGCCGAAATCGTCGCGCCCAGCACGCCCGGTGCCGGTGCGTAGGAGAAGCGCTGCCGATCATAGACCTGCTTCGACAAGTCGGCGAAGGCGCCGGTCGCGAAGTATCCATCGGTCGCCATGCCGAAGTTGTCGCGAATGCGCAGCAGGATGTCGTTGAGGCGTTCCTCGGTGAGCGGCTGCCCACGAAGATCCACCACGTTGTTGGGCGCACCCGCAGTGATGAGCTTCTGCAAGCCATCGAACTGCTCGGGGATGAGCGCCGAGTCACCGAAGAACATCGCGTTCTCAAGGTTCTTCAGCAACTCCATCGTCTTGTTCATCGTTTCGAGCGCGATGACGTTGCCCGTGGCGGCGCGGATCACGTTCGCGACGTGCGTGACACGACCCGTCACGCCCAGATACTTGATCAGCATCGTGACGCGCTCGTAGGTCGAATCTTCTTCCTCGGGGAGATCGCCTTCGGTCATAAAACCGAGATTGAAACGGCGGGTGCCTGCGCGCCCGTAGCTCAGCAAGCGATTGAACTCCTCGACTGTGTTCGTCGCAGGCACCTTCGGGATCGTCTTGAAGAGCTTGACCTCATCCATCTCGAAGGTGAGGTTCTTCATCGTCGCTTCGAGTGATTCGACGCGCAAAGGGAACCCGACACCAGCAGAGACGCCGGGATCGTTCACGTCCGAACCTGCGCTCAATGCTTTGCGCAGGTCGGAAACCTCATTGGCGTTAGAGACGCCAAAACCACTGTGGTCTTGGTAGTCCTGTGCCGATACGAATGCTCCGAGCATGATGGTTATCTCCTGTTGATTCTTGGGCTAAATGTTTTCGTTTCGGCTCAGTGGTAGCTGCGCGCAACCTGCGCTTCAGCCGGGTGCTGTGTCACGAACGCCTGCGCGGCGGCGATCACGTCGCGGCTCACTTGGCCGCCGCCTTCAAGCAACCCGATCGCTTCGATCGTGCGCTGGCCGTTGATCTGCTTCATGCCCTTTTCGAGGTTCATGTAGCTGAGGACCGCGAGCGTTTCGCTCTTGCTGAGAGCGTTGTCGCCACCGGCCTCGTTGGGCATCGACTTGCGCATCGACGCGCGAGCCGCATCAGTCACTCCGCGCTGCGGCATCGGCTGCTTCTCGACCAGCCCCAAGCGCTGCGCGAGCGTGTTCACGACGGCGCTCTGCGACTTGAGCAGCGTGCCCATCTGGTACACGGCCGCTGCCATCGCACGGTTGACCGTGCTCTGTTCGCCAGCCGACTTCGACAACACCGTGTGAACGGCATCGATCTGCTCGGCGGTACGTGCGGTCATCGCCTCCAGATACGGGGACACGTCGAGCGCATCCGAAATGTCGGGGTCGGCGCGGAACTGCTCCAGGCTCTTCTGCAAGCGCTCGCCGCCGTCGCCCGACTTGCGGGCCTTGCCGCCGAAGCCGGGGAAGCCTGCGAGCGAGCCCTTGTCGCGCTTGTAGGCGCGCATGGCGCGCATGGCGCCCTCCATCTCTTGATCATCCTCGTCGTCGTCACTTGCGCCGCCGCCCTCATCTTCGTCGGGCTCGGCTTTGGCCTTGCCAACGAAATCCGAGAAGGCTGCGATGGTGGACGCGTCCACGCCCGCGTTCGCGAGCTTGCCGATCATCATCGCGTCGAGCTTGCCCGCGTCGGCCATGCTGCCGCGGTTGCCGCCGCGCTTGCCATCTTCGTCGTAGTGGCCGCTGTTCTCGACGCCGTTGGCGTCGCCACCCCCAGCGCCGGGCCGGTTGTGCGAGGTGAAACCGCCCTTGATCAGGTCGGTTGCGTCCGCGGCTTTGATGAGATCGTCGAGCGCATTGCTCAGACCATCGACAGTGACTTCAGATTGATCCATTTCAGCAGTCCTCCATTTGCGCCGGATAGTGTTTCGCCGCGTAGTTGACAATCTTGTGAGCCAGCGCGGGTGTGAGCCGCGGGTTGATGCGCTGTAGCAGTGTCACAGCCGTGCTCTTTTTGATGCGGCGCTTGCGCTTGCGCGCAGCACCCTTCTTATCGTTCACGCCCTCAAGCGACTCGGGCTGTAGCGGCCCAGCATCACCGGGGCCGCCGCTTACGCCGGGCGTACCCGCGGACAAGCTCTTGGCGAGCAAGTCGAGCGATGTGGCCGTGTTCACGGGGCACCTTGTGATGGCGACCTCGCGCACGATAGCCTTGCGCACCTTGCTCGGGTCTTTGCTGTCGCGTTCGACAATCTGGCCCTCGACGGAGAAGCCCAGCTTGCGCTTGCCGCTCTTGGCCATGCTGCGCGCGAGCTTCCACAATCTGTCGCATCGCTCAGTGCCGTCACCTTCGAGCAGTTCACCCTCGACGTACCAGCCCTTGTGCAGACCATCGGGCGTCTTGCGCAATTCGGCGAGCGAAGGATAACCCACGAGCGCATCGGTCGCAGCATCATGGTTGTCGTTGAAGAAACCCTTATCGAGAAACGGCCCGAAGTCGAGCCCCGACTGGATCAGCGTCTCGCCCTGGCGATCCAGATGGTCGGTGCTCACGAAGCCCCCAATGAAACGACCGGTGCTGCCGTCCGGTCGCGACTTCTCGATCACATCGCATTCGATATCGAAGCGAAAGCGGGAGTCGAGCGGTGCGGCAGCGAGTTGCATGGGATGTAAAACGAAAAAAGGGCGCCCCGGCGAAGTTCGCCAGAACGCCCCTTTGCACGATGTGCGGGCCTACAGCACGGATAGTGGGGGCCATTCGGCACCACTGTCAAGCAATCCACTCTCAAGGCGTCACAAACTTGCGCACGATGAGCCGTTGCGGCGGCGCCGCTTTGCTCACCACCACGCGTTCGAGTTTGCCGAGCAGCACGCCCTTGCCGCAACTACCGCAATTTATCTCGACCTCACCGGTGCGGTGCATGATGCACATGCTCGTGCGCGCCTTGAGCTTGTTGCCCTCGGTGCTCTTGCGCATCAGCACACCCTGACAATGCGGGCACGCGATCACGGCTCGCTCGTTTCTCGCAGACGCAGTTGTGTCGTCGCGAGCAGTTTACCGTTATCGAAAACAACTGTCTCAAGCATGTCGTCTGTCCCTATCACACGTTCGAAGAGCAGGCCGGGTATCTCTACGCTCGGGCTCTCATGCAGATCATGCACGAGTTTGCGCACGTCGAGCGTGAGGCGATAGCTCACAGCACAACCCCCAGTTGCCGTGCATAAGATTTTTGCTCGTTGGTGAGCAGCACCCCGTGTGCGATGGCAGAGCGAAACACTCCGCGCCACATGCGCTTGATCTCGTCGGGCGAATGGTACTTGACGAGATCGAACTGGTTGCCTGCCTCGGCCATGAAGTCGAGCGCGCGCTGCGCTGTCGTGGGGCTGTCGGCAGTGGTCAGGTATTTGATATTGATGCGCCCTTCGAAAGGCATGTAGTTCGCGCCGAGCGCGTCGAGTACGCCACGAAAAGCCATACGCTATCTCCTGTTGATGACGAGGCGAAGTGCCGGTGCCTGCCGCACAAAAAAGCGCATCGCCTTCTCGACCACATCGCCCTTTGCCTTCTTTGTCTTCCTGGCCTTGGGCACATACGGGGTCGGCGGTGGCAAGCCCTGCGCGTAGTGGATACCTGTGTTGTGCAGGTAGTCCCCCGTCTCTTCTTCTTTCGCTGCTTTCACTGGATCGAGCACAGAGGTGCTGGCCAGCGAGTGCGGAGTCATCTCGACGAAATCATACGCTGTCGTGTGCGACTGCGCATTGGAGAAAATGCCCATCGCAACTTCGTAGGGCACCATCTTGGCGCGCCGCTGCGTGCCCTGACTCTTCTCGGCCTTGTTGGGTGTCTCGGTCTGGTAGATAGGATCGCCGTTATCGTCCACCGCATGCGAAGTGAACTCTTCACCGTCTGCGGTTTTCACAGTCACCATCACCGGCATATCAACCGATGTGTTGAGGCGCGTCACGTCCACCAAGTATCTGCGAGCGACCATCATGCTGCGCTCGAACGGCTGCAACTTCGTGCGAATGATGTGCGACACCACATCAGAATCGAGCACGGCCACGGGCTTGATAAACATCCCGTCGAGCTGATCCTTGAGCGCCTTGCGTGCAATGGGATTCGTTGCCCCTTGCAGTTGCGCCATGACCTGATCGCGCCTGACAGGATCGGGCCAATATCCATCGACCTTCATTGCAGTAGCCACCTTGTCGCGCATGCCGTCGATTTTTTTCAACGCGCGACTCGCGAAGTACGCCTCGACGACCTGCGCGGGCGAACCGCCCGGCAGGGTGTTGAGCGCGTTGCGCTCTGCATCCGGCAACGCTTCGATAGCCTCCTGCACGAGCCCCAGCGCGGACGCTGGTGTGTAGTCGGGTCGGGCGTTGTTGGCCGCCTCTTGCGCCTCAATATGGGCGCCGATTCGTTCGACGATCGGTCGCAGCTTTGGCCCCACTGCGGGCGGCAGCATTCGTGCCGCACGCGTGATGCGCTGCCACTCGTCCATCGGCGAAAACAGCGAGTCGTACATCGTGACGTAGGGCGAGGGCCAGTTGAGCCCTACGTTTGCAGCGTCGCTCGCGACCATGTGCTGCGTGTTGTTGAAGACGTGTATCTGGTGATCGGTCAGCGCACTGCGCTCGACCCAGTGCTTCGATAGTGCGGCCTGTAGCGCCTTCTCGTGTGCTTCTTTCTGCGGCCCCACAGCACTGCGAATGCGTAGCTCCAAACCAGCCACCGTGTTCTTGGTCTTGCGATCCAAATCCGATGCGTAGACGTACTGGTGTACCAGCTTGCCGCCTTTGCCCGCGACGGCGCGCACGCGCATCGCAACTTCCAGCCCTAGCGGCTTGCCGTTCTTATCGACGGCGCCGCTGGCATCCATGAACGTCGCAGCAATCTTTTTGCGCTGCGCTGCGCCCCACGGCTCGTAGACCTTGCCGATCTTGGGGCCACCATCTTTGTCAGTGCCGTACAGCGTGCGCGCAACGAAGCACGACGTGCCTGTATCGCCGCCGAACTGATCCTGCATGCGGCGGAAGATCTCGCTGTTGATCTCGCGCTCGCCGATCGTGGCGTTGACGCCTGCGTAGGTGACGTAATACTTCGTCGGGTTGAGGTTCTTGTCGGCGTCGCTCGACACATCGGGATGGCCGAGCGCCTCGTTCACGTCCTGCAAGCCCATGGAGCGCATCTTCGCTTCCATCGTTCGAACGGAACTAGATACACGGTTGCCGAAGTGAATGAATTGCGCCTTCTCGGGATTGGGATCTCCGGTCGTGCCTGCGAGCACCGCGCGGATTTTGTTTTCCATCGCATCGGTCTTCGCGTTGCCATGCACAGCAACAGCGTCGAACATCGCGCGCTCTTCGCGCCGGTGAACAGAACTCAGGGATAGTTCTGCGTCGATGGGGCCTTGATCTCCTGCCTTGCGTTTCTTACCGCGTTCCGATTCGCCCTTGGTTTGTTCTTCGCCCTCAATCTCGCCTTCGCCCTCGCCCTTATCTGCGTCGAAGCGGCCGGTGTAGTTCCAGTCTTTCTGGTGATAGAAAATGCCCAGCGCTTCGTGGTTGGGATCGCGCACGAACGCAGTCCCGACCGGGATCTCTTTGCGCACAGCATTGCCCGCGTCATCGTGCCAAAGATATGACAACGGCGAGACGTCGCCTGTCGCGAGATCGAGTTTGCCGCGGCACAGCAAACCCTCGGGGCCGTAATCGGGATTGGCGACTTCCCTCGCCCACGCTTGGCCTGTCGCGGTGATGTGTGTGCCTGCCTTGATCTCGGCGAGCAGTTTTTTATCGAGCGGCTTCCCTTCGAGCGTTGCGTAGTCCACGCCGAAAAGATGCGCGCTGTATTTCTGCAACGCTTGGTAGTAGCCGTCTTCGACGCGCTTCGCGTCCACGTCTTTGGCACTCGGCCAGTTGCCGCCCCAACCGCTCAGTTTCTTTTTCTCGGTGGCCTCGGCATAGCTCGGCAACTGGAATGGTCTATCGACCTCTTTCGTTCCAACAGGCTTGCCCTTTTTATCGTAGACGGCAGCAGTGCTCGTGTACTGCAACATCTTGCGCAGGTCGGCCGCTTTGAACGCCGGGTTGTTCGCAATGCTGCGTGCGATGCTGATTTTTCTACGCGCGCCATCCGACAGAAACGCCTGCTCGTCCAAGCCGAGCGCGGCGGTCATCGCGAGCATTTCGCGTTCTTTCTCGGTCAAGCTCGCCATCGCGGCGCGGTACATCGTCGCCTGCATCCCCGTCATGTGCGCGGGCTGGTTCTCGTCGAGCAACACTGCGGGCATGCTCTTGCCCTTCACGTCTGCCGTCGTCGCAATATCCATGATCGGTTGGAGCTTGGCTGCAAGCTCAGCCGCGCGCGCCGGGTTGAGATCGGTACGCGGTGGATTCTTGACGCCTTCCGCCAGCAGTACAGCCGAGGGCAACAGATACCGTTTCGCGAACGCTTCGTCTGTGCCGAGATCGATTTGGCCGCCCGAGATCATGCGGATCAACCGCGGCAGGCCGGTGAGTGTGTTCTTGATCGGCGTGCCGGTCAGCGCCATGAACATCTTCATGTCGGGCGACCACCGCATCACCGCAGCGTTGATCTTGCTATCGCCCGCCGTGCGGTGCCCCTCATCGATCACCATGCCGTCGAAGAGCCCGGTCGCGCGCAGTGTCTCTTCGTGCTGCAAAAAATACTCGAAGCCAACGCACACACGCTGATTCGCGTCGGCGAACGGATTCCAATACTTCGGGTCCGCAGCCAGCTTCTCTTTCCAGTTCAGGAGCAGCCGTGTTGTGTACGCACTATCGCTTTCGCTTGGCTTGCGCGCGGGCCGTTGCGGGATCTGCAATGCGCCGGGCACTGCGTCAGTGCCGATCACCACGGGCGGCACATCGGTAAATCGCTTGATCTCCTGGAAGATATTTTCGAGCGTGTTGGGCGGCACGACCCACAGCGTTTTTTTCTTGAGTTGATTGGGATGCGCCTTGCCGTCCTCGCCCACGAGGTTGCGCATCATCTGATCGCCCATGATCGATAATGCGGATTTGCCCGTCCCCATAAAATGGGCAGCGAGCAAGCGTCCCCCGCTCTTGGCGAGCTTCTGCAACGCTTTGACACGATGTGGCCCAGGCTGAATGCCTGCGTCGCCCATGACGAGCCCGCGCAGCACGCCGTTGGGATTCATGTTCCCCGACTCACTGTTCACATCGACGATATCGTTCGCGTGTACCAGCTCTTCGCGATCGCGCATCGCAAGACGCATGGCTTCCCGGTCAGACGCGTCTTTCAACAGTTGGCGCACGCGCGAGTCCATCACGAAGCCGCCGAGTTGCTTTCGCATCTCGGGGATATCCTCGACGGCGATCTGCATCTCGGGCACCAACTTATCGTCGGGCGTGCCCAACTGCATCACACCAGGGACACGCACCAACTCATCGAAGCCGACCGAACCATCCTTGGGCAGCAAAATCTTGATCACACCGCTCGACGTATTCGGTCCAGAGCCCACCGATACCTCGTCCGCGTAGAGCAACACTTCGTGCTCCATGGGCTGCACCAAGCGTCGCACGCGGCCGGGCTTGCCTACGATATCGGCTTCGCTGATCGCCGACACCTTCAGTACGTTGCGCAGCGTGGTCTGCACACCAGCGCCCTGCTTCTTCAGCGGCTCTACGGCATGCACCTTTTTGCCATCGGGCAACGTGACCTCTTTCACGTAGGTGGCCATGACGCGTCGGCCGTCATCGTTGATCCACACCACCGCCCCAGGCACCACAGGCATGGCCTTTGGCTTGCGCTCTTTGACGACCTCGAACTTGATCTGATCGGCCTTGTTGATCAGTTGATCGATACGCACGATGTCGCCCGCGGCACCGCCCAGCCTGCGGCGCCAGTAGTTTCCCACCACCCGCGGCGGCCCTGCGCCATCCCACTCGACTTCCATGTGCGCGACGGCCATCGCGGCCACACCGCTGCTCGCCTTGCCCTGAATCGACACCCAGGCGCGCCGCGGCACGTCCTGCTCTGCTGCCGCACGCATGAGGCTTTGCAGCGTGGCGGCATCGTTGACCTGCACCACGTTGCCGGGGTTGAGCAATGCCGCGAGCAGTGGATCCATTATCTGGCCGCGCGCGTAGCAGTTGTTCTTTTCGAGAAGGATAGCCGCCGTCGTGTTGTACTGCTTCGCCAGCACTTGGGGGTCTGTGCTGTCGCCCTCTTTGAGCTTGACGGTGACCCACTCGGTTGTCGTGCGCTCAACACCGTCCGCGTCGGCTTTCGTTTTGGTTTCTGGCAACCAGATAACTTGCCCGGTCGAAAACGCCGGTGCTTCTGCGACCCGAATGCGTGTGTAGCTGCCGTCTGGATTGCGCTGTTCGTACAGCTTCGACGATAGCAGCGGCTTCTCTGTGCCCGTTGCAGGATCGTAGGCGGTACGCACAAGGCCGTTCTCGCGCAGAACCCTATCCTGCACAGCCGCTTCGCGCATTTCGCCGAACTTGAATGTGCCGGACTTCGCGCCGAACTCGGCGGCTGTGATCTCGACGGGCGCCCACTCGTGCCGCTCCAACTCTGTCGGTTTGCCCTTCGCTTTCGCCGCACCGACACGGTGCCGCTCACCTTCGAGCGTGTGCTCTGCTGCGAAGCCGAGCGCAGTGTAGATCTTGTATCCAAGGCTGTGAGTACCACCGGCCAGATCGGCACCGCCGCTCTCTGCGCCAGATTCCTTATCCTTTTCCGATTCCTTATCCCTTTTGGACGCCTCTTTTTCCGCTTCCTTCGCGCCGAACGTGTTGCCGGGCTCTTTGCCCACAACACTCTGCACGTACTCGGTGACCTTCGCATCGTCTTGACCGAGATACAGATACGCTTGTTGGCTCGTGAGCGAGCGGCCTTTCTCGTCGTAAATCTCTTTGAGCGCGCCGCCTTTGAAACGCGAACTGGCGAGCACGCCTTCGTAGCGAGGCAAGCCCGTCTCAGGATCGATTGTGGCGGGCATGCGCTCCCAGCCCGCTTCTGTCTCGCGGTCGGTCGGCCCGAAGCGCAGGTACACAACACGACCCTGCACATGCACCGTGTAGAACTGATCCTTCTCGCTGTAGTACGGGGCGAACTGCCTCGCGGGCGAATCGAGCACCAGTTGATTGAGCGCGTGCGTAACGACCGTGGGCGCCTTGCCTTCCCACCATCGCAAATCCTCGTCGGGCGTCTTGGCTATCGCCTCGCGATCCAACAACTCGGGCAGTACGTGCTCGCGCATCCAATCGTATTGATCGGGCGCCTTCAGGGCCAGCTCTTTGGGATGAGTCAGCGCGCACGCGAAAGACTCGGCGAAATCTTCGCGCCAGACCCAGTGCGGCTGTAACGGATTGCCGCGACGCGCGTAGTTCGAAACGAACGATATGGCGCGATCATGCACCGCCTTCCACGTTTCGATCAGCTTGGGATCGCTCTGATCGAGCGACGTTTCGACGCAATGGCCCAACTCATGGATCACCACTTCTTCAAGGCGCGTCCGGTCACTGCCGAAATAGCCGGGGCCTTGATCGGGCCGCACCGCGCCGCCCGCAATCTCGACCTTGCCGTTCGCGTGCATGCAACCGGCGTAATTCCAGTTACTTGGCTCTAGTGCGAACTCAGAAACACCGAAGAACTTTCCGCTATCACCTTCCTTCGGCTCGGAAGTTTCGAGCATTTCCTTGATGTGATCTGGTATCAGCTCCAGTGCCTTTTGAATGCGCGCGTTGGGGCTACGCTTTTCGACGAGCCCGCCCGCCTCTTCTTTGATCGCAGGCTCGTGGTGCTCTGCCGTCCACTCCGCGCTCTGCGTGACCTTGGTGCGCGCAGCCTTACCACCATATCCAAACAAGCCCTTGAAGACTGCTGTGGTTGCGTCTATCGCGAGCACCAACTTGTTTTTGAGGTTTTCGTGTACCTCGCCGATCTTTGCGATCAGGTGATGCTGGTGCTTGCCCTCGGGATCGATTGCCTCGCGCGTTGCCGTGCGCTGCATATCGTCGGCGTACCAATAGATCCACGACATCTTGCCGCCAACGAAATGGCGCTCGCGCTTGATGTACTTGTGGCCAGTCTTGGGGCCGCGATCCCAACCCTTGTGCAACTCTTCGGGCAGTGCGCGGCGCAAAGCGATAAAGAACTTGGTCATGCTTCTCCCATCACCATGAAAGGCCCGCGCAGCGTGTAAACCGCCGCGTGAAAATGGGCGAGTGTCCCTGGTTGGATCGCAACGTACCTATCGTACATCCCTAGCTTCGGGTCGTGACCACCGCTGTTGGTCGTCGCGGGCATTGCGAAGTGGCGCGTGATGTAGTCGCGCTCGCTGTCTGAGATACCGGTGCCCGTCACAACGACGTGGCCGCCCTGCTCATCCCATTCGACCTCGCACGCAGGGATCAGTGGCCCCAGCGGCATCTTTCTTCCAATACGGTGCTTGTCCATCGGGGCGAGAGTACACCCTAGCTCGACTGACTGCGAGCACGCTGCCGATCGCACGCCTCGACAAGCTCGACGGCTCGGGCCGCCAACGGAATGCCAGTATCCCAGTGGCCGTACAGCCTACGCATTTCGATACGCTGCCCGAGCCGCTTGGCCTCGCGCAGTCCAGCGATCATCCCGCCGCTCACGTCGCAGTCCACGTAGAACACACGAAGCTCCGCGGCTTCGCCCCACGAGAAGCCCGCCTCCATGCCGAGCTTGCGCTCATACTCGTTGCTATCGTCGAGCAGGTGTTCCCGATCGAAAAAAAGATGCGACGCATACGGCGCTTCGCCAATCAACACGCTGTGGCGACAGCACGCAACCGCATATCGCTTGTTGGCGGCACGCCCGATTCGTTCGAACAGATCCCACCACCAGCCATGCTTACGAAAGCCGATACGTTCTCGCCAGCGCTCGGCGAAGTCGGCGCCGCTCAGAGGGCTTTCGATAATCACACGTGGAAGGCGGATCACGCCTGCACCAACTCGAAGTGCATGCCGTCGAGACGCGACGCGAAGTGGCCTCCCCAGTACCAGCCGAGCTTGTTTGCGATGGGCACCAGTTCGCGCACCGAACCCGGCTGGCCCACGAGCGCGGGCGTGGCACCGAGCCCATTGTCGGCGACGTTGATATCGAACGCCGTGCCCCAACTGTGATTGCTCAGGCTCGTATCGCTGCCGCGCTTGAAGCGGGGCACGTAGCTACCGTTCCAAGTCAGGATGTGATCGAGCAGCTTTGCTTTATCCCAGGCTTCGAGCAGTGCGATGAACGGATCTTTCGCGAGCTTGTGCAGCGTCACTTTCGTCGGCACCACACAGACCACCGGGACATCGACCTGGACAATGTTCGCCGCAGTCCAACCAGCCTCTATCTTGATCGCTTCGGGATTGCTGCCTGTCGGCGCCGCCGTGAACTTGAACGTGCCGAACAGTTTCTTGCGCTCGGCTTCCGAGAGCACGTGGATGTTGGTCGGGCGTGGTGGCCAGTTCGCACTGCCGCGGCTGGCGCTGTCTGCGACCGTCGCGAACAGGGGAAAGCCATCGCTCGTTGCTGCATTCAGCGTGGCGTTGCCGACC